TGGAGGACAAGCCGGTGCCCATGCCGCACATTATATAAAGGAGGATTTCAAAAAATGCTTATCAGCGAAAAGGGGCTGGTGAGAGCCATAAAGCGGGCCTATAAAAATAGCGGCTATGTCGTAATGAACACAGGCGACGCCGTGGCCATTTACACAGAAAACTGGTTTGTTCTGGCCAACCGCGCCCTGCTGCCGCGCAAGGTGCTGGCCACCATCGTGGAACACATGGGCGTGATCCCGGAAAGAGGTATGCCCACGTCGATCATTAAGGACACGGAGCCGCAGCTGGTTATGAGAGAAACGGCGGCGGACGATATGGACCACTGGCGCGGCGGCACCCGCGGCGAGGAGGTCACCATGGTGCCGGTGATTATGCAGGGGTATCAAATCTACCAGCCGCGCGGCGGCGGTGCCTGCTGGGGCGTCCCCCTGTATCTTATGGAAATGATCGAGCGGGATCCGGCAGAGCATAACGGCGCGGACGTGATCGACGATGACCGCCTGCTGTGGGAGGCCGACGGCGAGGCCGTGGTGATTAACGCAGTACGGAAAGCCTGTTCCGGCTGGGCAAAGGAATGGGAGCGGGCCGTGTGGAACGCTCTGGAGGGTGTGGACCTCCACAAAGAGGAGGCCGGGCGGTGAATAACTTTGAAAGGATCACGGCCTCCCCGGAGGCCCTGGGGGAATTTCTGGGCGCCCTCCCTATCCTGTCCGGCCCGTGGGACGACGATTTCCACCGGGTATTTTGTGACAGCTGCGACGCGGAGAACTGCGACGCTGAAAACTGCGCCCATCAGGCTGAACGGAATAGCCCTACCTGGTGGCTGAAACGGGCATACACCGGCAGCGGCCCGGTTAAGACCGACAGCACGAACCCATATAAGCGGCAGGCCGCAGACCTCCGCCTGGAGGCCATGCACCAGCGGGACCGTTTTGGCCGGAACCTCCTGGCCACGGAACTGGAGGAAGCGGCGGCCACCATTGAGGCCCTGGCGGAGAAATTGGAGGCGGCAGACAATGGCGAGAGTTGAAAGGCCAGAGATCGGCACGGAAATGTACGCCGTTTTTGAACACCTCTATTCCGTGCAAAACCGCGCCGGGCCTCTCCTGGAATACTGCGTGTGTAAGGGCACGGTGCGCGGTTTTTTCACCGGCGGTTATACGGAGGTGCGCCTGCTTTTCACCAACCCGGACGGGTTCCCGAAGCCGGGATATTATAAGCTGGACGACATTGGGAAGAAACTGTTTTACAAGGCGGCGGAGGCTGCCGCCCTGGCTGAAAGCATGACCGAGAAATACGAACGGACATGGGGCTGGATCGGCGCACCGGAGATCCCTATGGCAAGGCCATGGGCGAAACTGCTGGAGGTGCCCGCCAATGGCTGAAATAATCCTGACAGGCGACGCGCTGGAGCAACTGCGGCATTTACCGCCCGAAAGCGTCCATACCTGCGTCACCTCCCCGCCCTACTATAATTTGAGAGATTATGGCGCGGCGGGTCAAATCGGAAACGAGGCCAGCGTGGAGGAATACCTGCAATCGCTGGTTTCTGTTTTCCGTGAGGTCCGGCGGGTTCTGCGGGCAGACGGAACCCTGTGGGTGAACATGGGCGACAGTTACGCCACCAGATCAGGAAACCAGCCGCCGACGAACACCCGTAATTCCTGCGGCCACACGGCAAAGCATACGCCGCGGGGCTACAAATACAAAGACCTGATCGGCGTTCCCTGGCAGCTGGCTTTTGCCCTCCGGGCAGACGGGTGGTATTTGCGCCAGGATATTATATGGAACAAATCCAACTGTATGCCGGAGAGCGTCCGGGATCGCTGCACCAAGAGCCACGAATATATTTTCCTGCTTTCCAAATCGGAACGCTATTATTTCGACGCGGCGGCGATCAGCGAACCCGTTACATCAACCAAGGGAAACGCCAGGACGTTCCGCGGCGGCGGTGCCTACACCGGCGGGCGGGCACACGACAACAGCGCCAAGGTGGAGCGCGAGAGCCACGGGAACCGAGAAAACCAGACGGGCCACCGGAACAAGCGGGACGTGTGGACCGTAAGCACAAACGGCTTTCGCGGCGCCCATTTTGCCGTATTTCCTGAAAAGCTGATTGAACCCTGTATTTTAGCAGGCAGCCCATTGGGCGGCACGGTCCTGGATCCGTTCGCCGGGAGCGGCACCACCGGAGTGGTGGCCAAGCGCCTGCGGCGCGATTTCATAGGCTGCGAGATCAACCCCGACTATGCACAAATGGCAGCTGACAGAATAGCAGCGGCCACGCCGTAAGGAGGGCACCGTGGAAGTAACTGTAAATATGACCGCAGAGGAGTTCATGGAGTTTGTGGCCTGGCGTAAAGAACAGGACTATTACAAAAGCAGGCTGGACAAGGAACTGAACAAACGGGAAATACTGGCAAAGAAAACGTGCTGGGCCATCGACGCAGATCCGAAGAAGCCCGGCAAGGTCAAAATCATTGACCAGGAACACGCGGCGGAATTGTTGGAAATGGCCAAGGATTACCTGGCATAAAAAGAAAAGCCACCTGCGCCCGGTGCTGTCAACACGGCGCAGGTGGCAATATAGACGACGGAAAACCGTCCGATATACCTATATTATATCAGGTTCCCGGACGGAATACAAGCCGGAAAAAGCGACGGGGCCACGGCCCCGTATAGCGCCGGTAAGAGTGATTAGTAAAGCGACCAGCAGCAGAAAAGGAGGCACCCATGGCCTACGTTCATAGGGTGGTGAAAGCTGGTCCGTGTGTCGAACACAAGAAAATGCAATCTTTCCGGGTTCACACCAAAGGAGTGAAGCGCGGCCCAAATACCGGACACACCACCGAGAAGCAGGAGCGGATCAACGAGCGGGTGGCAGAGGAACACCTGCGCTGGGATATAAACGCCAATTTCGGCCATAGGGATCTCCACGCCGTTCTACACTACTACGTCAAGGACAGTTCTTTCGAGGAGATCCTGGAGAACAAGGCCGCCTTTCTGCGGAACCTGCGGAAACTCTGTAAAAAGCGCGGGATCACGCTCAAGGCCGTGGTGGTCATAGAAACCAAGCGCATGACCAACCCGCACATTCACGTTATCATTTCCCGCATGGATCCGGAGATCATCACGGAGGCGTGGGAGAATGTCCCAAGAGGCGGCGGAGGTATCAGCTTCAAGCCTATGGACAGGCGCGGCAACCATTACAAGCTGGCCGCCTACCTGATGAAAGAAAGCCGTTCCACCATGGAGAGGTACAGAGAGATCGGCAAGCGCGGGAAGCGGTACAGCAAAACGCAGAACATGGACAAGCCGGAAATCACATACACCGCCGTGCCTGCGTCCAGCTGGAGAAAGGACCCGAAAGCGAGAAAGGGCGCCGTGCTGTATAAGTTCGACGACGGATCCACCTGCCGGAGCGGGTGGCATGAGATCAGCGGTTACCCATACCAGGAGTATTTCGAGATTTTCAACGAATAGGAGGGTTTTCTGTGAAAATCTACATATCAGGCAAGATCACCGGGGACAGGCGTTATAAAGCCAAGTTCCGAGAGGTGGAAAAGAAGCTGGCGGCGGCGGGCCATATCGTACTGAACCCCGCCACGGCGCCGGAGGGGCTGCGCCCCGTGGATTATATGCGCCTGTGTTTCGCCATGATGGAGGCGGCGGACGTGGTTCTGTTCATGCAGGACTACCAGGACAGCCGCGGCGCCATGCTGGAATGGGCGTGGTGCCAGTACGTTGGGAAACAGACCTGTTTCGACCTGGCGGCGTTTGGAGGTGGTGACAATGCTTGAAATAACACCCATGACGCTGAAAGAGGCCAACGCATACGTTGAGCAAAACCACCGGCACCACGGGCCTGTGGTGGGGCACAAGTTTTCAATAGGCTGTTCCGACGGGGAGAAAATCGTGGGCGTGGCTATTGTGGGCAGACCTGTGGCGCGGCATTTAGACGACGGGTGGACGCTGGAGGTAAACCGCCTCTGCACAGACGGAACCCGCAACGCCTGTTCCATGCTTTACGCCGCCGCGTGGAGAGCCACCCGCGCCATGGGGTATAAACGCCTGGTGACCTACATTCTGGAGAGTGAAAACGGGGCCAGCCTCCGGGCAGCTGGCTGGAAGTGCGTGGGACAAGCTGGCGGCCTCCGGTGGACCGGAAAGCGCAGGCCAGAGGTTGACCTGTACCCGGCGCAAATGAAAATCAGGTTTGAACGGGAGGTATAAGCGCATGAGTATTATTTGCATAGCCAAAGGAACGGCCACCATAGGCCTGACGACGCGGGGCGCAGATGGGCAGATCATAAGCCAGACACCGGCGCGGTGGGAGCATGACCCGGACGGCGGGTGTGTTGCCCTCTGGACTATGAACCCGGAAACCGAGGAACAGGAAGCCCCGGCGCGTATCTATGGCGACTGGCAGGCGTCGGAATACCTGGGCGACGTTCTGGCGGAACTGAAACCGCGCCGCAAGGTGAACCTGCCGAATTTCCCGGCAATCGTCCGCGCGGCCATGGCCGACGGTATGGACATTTGCGTGTACTGCCAGAGTTTTGACTGTAACGAGTGCATAGTGAACGAGTGGAAAAGCGAAAGGAGCGACGAAGAATGAACAAGACGAAAATTGACTGGGCCACAATGTCCTGGAACCCCGTAACCGGCTGCCGCCATGGCTGCCCGTACTGCTACGCCAGGCGAACGGCCACACGCTTCAACGCAGGGCTGGAGGATCCGGCCACGCTGGCCGGCGGCCTCCATGTGCTGCCGGAGAAGATCAAGGCGACGCCATACCCGTATGGTTTCGAGCCTACCCTGCACCGCTACCGCCTGGGCCAGCCGCAGAACACAAAGGAACCGCAGACCGTGTTTGTTTGCAGCATGGCGGATCTGTTTGGGCGCTGGGTGCCCACCTCCTGGATCGTGGAGGTGCTGGACGCCTGCCGCAAGGCACCCCAGCACCGCTATTTGTTCCTGACAAAGAACCCGGCCCGGTATCTGGAGTTGGACCACCTGGCCCTCCTGCCCCACGAAAGCAATTTCTGGTATGGCAGCACCGTGGCGAACATGGACGCGGTGGGAATGTACGTCATGCAGGGTGTGAACATCAACAGCTTTTGGAGCATGGAGCCGCTGCTGGGGCCGGTGGACATGGCCGCGGCGGAGGGTTTACCGGAGTGGGTGATCCTGGGCGCCGAAACCGGCAACCGACCGGACAAGGTGACGCCCGCCCGCGAGTGGGTGGACAACATCGTGGCATTTTGCGAGGAGAACGAGATCCCCGTTTTCTTCAAGAACAATCTGCGGGAGCATTTCCCGGATCTCCCTGCCTCTGCTTTCCCGTGGGAGGTGTGAGCCATGCAGAACGCTGAAAAGGTGGAAATCGGCTATACCCTGCCGAAAGAGCGGTGGCAGGAAGCCGCCAAGAACCTGGAGGACCTGGGCAACGCGCTGGCCGCCAGCCTCCGGGCGCACAACAAGGACGGACGGGGCGCAGAGGACGCGGACGAACTTATGGCGGATATTATGCTGGCCTGTATGGCGCTTCATCATGTGGCGGAGTTCGCAACGGATAAATGCCGGTTCGTTCCGCTGCCCGGAAAGAACGGAGGTTAATATGCTGGCTGTGCTTATGAGCATGAAACCGGAGTGGTGGGAGAAGATCCTGGCCGGGGACAAAGTGCTGGAAATCAGGAAAACGCACCCGCAGAGCAAAAACCACGCGGATCTGGAATGGCCGTTGACGGTTCTGGTATATGTCAGCGGCACCGGAGCGGTGCAGGGTCAATTTCTCTGCCCTGGCTACACGGAAACCAATTTCATGCCGTACCTGGAAAAGCTGTCATGCGTACCGCTGGCAGACCTGAAAGAATACGCCGGCGGGAAATGCCTTTCCGGCTGGATCGTCCGGTCACCGGAGAAGTTCGACGCGCCCAGCCCTCTGGCGGAGTTCGGCCTGGAACGTCCACCCATGTCGTGGCAGTATGTGGAGATCCCGGACGAAATGGAGGCAGAACATGAGTAACAGCCAGGACGTGACCAACGCCGTGGGCGCTATCGCAGAAATGGCGTGGATTTTCTACACGGCCATAAGAAACGCAGGCGCTGACGTGCCGGAGGCCGCCATGCTGACGCGGGAATATCTGATCGCAACCATACACGGGAAAAGCAACGCCGCACCGGAGGGCGAATAAATGGCCATAAACGTTTCCGACCTGCCGCCGAAATACCAGGCGCAGGCCATGAAAAAGTACATGGAGCAGAAACAGCGGCGGGGGCCAGCACCCCCCGCCGCGCCGCCGCCGAATACGGCGCTCGCGCGCAGGTTGCCGCCGACCTTCACCTCGGCGCCGTTCATGACGGAGGCCGCCGAACCGGAACCGCCGCCGTGCATGGCGCCCGCGGGTGCGCCCGCGGCAT